CCTCAAGCGATGCTTGGGGCGTTCGCCTCGCTGTAAAAGGAGGAGGATGTGGTGGCTATACATATGAGTTAAGTTATGCAGATATGCCTGATTTAACTGATGTAGTATATAAAAACATCTTAGCAGTAGATAGTCTCAGCTGGGACTATGTAAAAGACGCCACACTGGAGTGGCAAATAAATGGAGTGCAAGAAGAATTTGTAATCCAAAACGAAAAACAAGAAAGTGGACGCTGTGGCTGTGGCGAAAGCTTTTACATGGAAAAATTATGAATACAAGTCAAAATGGAATCGATTTAATCAAACACTTTGAAGGGTGTGAACTAAAAGCGTATAAATGTCCAGCAGGCGTTTGGACTATAGGCTACGGACATATTAAGGGCGTGCAGGAAGGCGATGTAATTACAGAGCAACAAGCAGACGAAATGTTAGTAGAAGAACTACATGAGTACGAAAACTATGTAAACACTTTAGTAAATGTGCCTTTAAATCAAAATCAATATGACGCATTAGTATCGTGGGTTTATAACTTAGGTGGTGGCAACTTAAAATCAAGTACACTACTAAAAGTACTAAACTCAGGCGACTATGCAGGAGTTCCTGCTCAAATTATGAGATGGAACAAAGCAGGTGGAAAAGTCCTTGAAGGACTTACTAGAAGAAGACAAGCCGAGGCAGACTTATTTGGAAATTAACTTTGAAGGGCAGACCTATACAATAGGTCAGCATATGTGGGACGCTATGTGTGCTCAGGCAGCAGAGCGTGGAATGACTATTGATGAGTATATTGCTGAGGCATTTACATTACTAAAGGAACAAAAATTAACAAAAAGGCAACATTTGGGTCTGGACATTATAGACCACTCACAGACGAACTCACAATAAAACCCAGCAATATTAATGGATTGGGTTTGCACACAACCACCTCTTTAAAGGCGGGTATATATTTAGGAGAAACACATATTTGGGAAGCCAATAGGTGGGACTGGATAAGAACGCCATTAGGAGGTTTTATTAATCATAGTTCAAATCCTAATTGTTTTATACATACAAATATACACTATCACAATGGACAACAAAGAGAGTTGTATACTGTAAGACCAATAGAAGAAGGAGAAGAACTAACAGTCTACTACACAGTAGGATATGATGACATTCTATGAAGGATTTGAATAATACTCTCGAAGAAGAACAAAGATTAATTATCTGTGAACAACAGAAAGAAATAAATAAGTTAAGGGCAAGCATAAAACATTTGCGAGATATGGTAGCAGTAGAAAACGAAGCAAAGTATAGAGCATATGTAAAGATTGCAGACTTACAAAAGGAACAAAATGGCAGACAAAACACAAGTACATAAAGTAGAGCTAGTAGTAAAACTAGACGATACTGATGTTGCAAATTGGATTGATAAACTAGTAGATGCTCATAATAAGACATTGAAAGAGTCTATCATCATTTCAACAGATACAACACCTTTAGATATAGAGGACGGGAACAATAAGTGGATTAAGGATATCCTTAATGACTACACCTAAAGAAATAAGACTTAATAATTTAAAGGTAGCTATAAAAGTACTCGAAGAAAACCAAAAGGCTACTAAGAGTGCTTCAATATGGCAAAGCTACGAAGAAGAATTAGAGCCTCTTCGTAAAAAACTGGGAGAGTTAACGCATGGCAAACATGAATAACATGGGACAGTTCTCAGGTGATATGGACAGAAACGAAGTTGAGATAGACCTTAACAAGTTTATGGCACTATTACAAGAGAAGTCCGAACTAAAAGATAGGATAAGAGAGTTAGAAGATGTAAGTAATGTAAACCCTTGGCAGAAAGGTATCTTTCTTGCACAAATGGTTGACAGTTGGAGAATATTTCCAAGAGCATTTTTAAGCATTTATATGTTTCTTCTTTACTTTGCAACATTTTGGTTTATGGATTTACCTGACCCATCACTAGAACAATCAGGGTTAATATCAGTATTAGTTGGAGCAGGCGCAGCTTGGTTTGGACTATATGCTGGAACACATAAAGCCCCAACAGCAGGACAAAAAGATTAAAATAGACATAGAAAAAATACACCCCATGAAGCAAGTTGCTATCATGTCCGTAGTACAAGTACTAATGCTTGGTTTCATGGGTTTGTGTATGTATTTAATAGGAATAGTATGGTAGATATAGAAATTTATAGTAAGGACAACTGTCCTTTTTGCGACAAAGCAGTTAGACTTGCACAACAATTAGTGCAAGAATCACCTAATAAGTATGTAGTATATAAATTAGGTGTAGATTTTGAAATGGAAGATATGATAAAAAATTTTCCTAATGCTAGAACATTTCCACAAATAACTGTCAATGGCAGAAGCATTGGGGGATACACAGAATTTGAGCAAATGTTCAGATGATTGAGATTTTTCACAATGTCTTGACAGAAAACCACCGAGAAGAAATTTATATGTATGCTATAAACGCAGACTATAAAATAGGGTGGGGCGACACATCTACATTTGAGTATAGACAATACCCTTGCCTACACTCAGATATTAAGAGAGCCGATTGGAGACAGCTAGACTTTGTTGCTGGTATACAAAATGAACCTTTAGCTAATATAGTAAAGGATTTGCAGTTTGATAAAGCAGTAATAAATCTAGCTACACCTTCATCAATTCAATTTCCCCATACTCATGGGACTTCAACAGTAATAACCTATTACATAAATCCAGACTGGAAGAAAGAATATTATGGAGAAACTATTTTCTATGATGATTCTATGACACATTGTATAGGCACATCTCTGTATCACACAAACTCTGCTGTTATTTTTGATGGTAAGATACCCCACTCAATTAGACCAGCCTCCCATATAGCTCCCAGCTATAGATTTAGTTTGTCAGTATTCTTTCGACAAAAGAACTTTATTGAAGAAGCAAAAAATAATACTTGACACCGCCCTCAAAATTTAGTATAATATCATTATGAATATTTTTATACTTGACGAAAACATAGACAAGTGTGCAGAAGCTCATGTTGATCGCCATGTTATCAAGATGATACTGGAGTCAGCACAAATGCTTTGCACAGCACATTGGATAAACAAGTATGTAGGCGATATACCAAGAAAACTAGAATCAGATGAATGGAACACAGTTAAAGAACAAAAACAAAACGAGCCGAGGGATTTCCCCTATCTCCCTACTATGCACAATCACCCTTGTAGCATTTGGGTACGGGAGTCATTGGATAACTACGAATGGCTCTACTGTCTGGCACTCGCACTCGACGAAGAATACGGAGTCCGATATGGAAAGTCCCATAAATCGGTGCGTGACTGCATATTATTACTACCCGACATCAGTATACCAAGGCGTGGACTTACACCATTTGCACAAGCTATGCCTGACTCACTTAAAGGAGAAAACGCAGTCGAAGCCTACAGAAGATTCTACCACAAAGACAAAGCAACCTTTGCCAGTTGGAAAGTAAGAGGAAAACCACATTGGTGGAATGACGAGGAGGCAGACTATGAGAGTCGTATTACGAGATAGTCCTTACCTAGCAGTATACTTTCCAAGTAATTGGACACAAGAGAAAATTGATACTTGGTTAGCTAAGTGGTATAAAGATAACAACCAGACACATTAAGGAAAACATGACAGACACAGAACAAAAACAATTTAATCATTACGGCGATTTCGTCGTATCAACAACATCAGAAGAAAGCTTAAGCACAGTAGCATTAGTAGATAGATTACTACAGTTAGATATACATACTCCAGTAGAATTTTCTCAGCTATTGACTGCTTCGATAGGTATGCAAGCCGAATCGGGAGAGTTTTCAGAAGTAATCAAGAAAATTATATTTCAAGGAAAAGAATTCAATGAAGAAGAACGATTCCATCTCAAGCGTGAGTTGGGAGATGTCTTATGGTATTGGGTGCAAGGCTGCAAAGCACTTGGGTATACACCTCAACAAGTAATGGAAGAAAATATTAAAAAACTAGAGAGTAGATATCCAAATGGGTTTGAAGTTGTGCGTAGTGAAGTACGC